CATTTTCCGGACCAATATTAGCCGGAACAATTAAAAACACAACTGGAACTACTTTAGGTTCAGATGTAAAAAACACAGGTCAAGTTGTAATGTGTCAATCTCAAGCTGTTAATCAAACAGCAACTGGAACTTCAACTAATATTGTAATTCCTGCAAACTCACAAATCGTAGCTATTGAATTATCAGTAGACGTGGTTTGGTCTGGAGCAGCAACTACAACTGGTTTAGGTTGGGTTGGAGATGCGACTGCATTAACAGCAGCAGCTGCTGTAGCAGGTGGAACATTAGGAATAATTTCTGCAACTGCTGGAGCTGACGCAACTAGAGTTAATAACTGGGCTGATGTTGGAACTACTGACAGAAGAATTCTTTTAACTAACACTAATACAGGTGCTGGTGAAGGTTTCTTAACTGTTAGATATGTTCAAAACAATAACCTAAGTTAATAATTAATTAAGTGTGGGCTTCGGCCCACATAAAATTTAAGGAGAAAAAATGGCATCATACTCAAGTGATCAACTAGTAGCCCACGCTACAGCAGATGGACAATTAGTTCCTGCAACTCAAAGAGCAAGAATTACTTCTATTCAAGCAGCGGGTGTGGCTAGTTCAGTAATTAAATTATATAATGGAACTGCAAATACAGATCCTTTAATAGCTGAATACAAGTTTAACACAGAAGGTTTAGAAGTTTATGTTCCAGGTTCTGGAATTTTATTTGACTCAGGAGTTTATTTAGATTTAACTAATACTACTGGTGTTACTATAACCTTTACGTAGGATAAAAAATGGCGACTATTACTTACACAGTCACTGTCGCAAGTGGCACTAATGCCTATGGAACTGGTAATAAATTTTTTATTAACGGTGAGGTAAGTCCTGTTCTTTATTTACAAGAAGGAAATACTTATATTTTCGATCAATCGGATAGTTCTAATGCCACTCATACTTTAGCATTTTCTTCAAATGCTAATAACGATCCTGCTGCAAATTACACAACAGGCGTAACAACAACAGGAACTGCAGGAAGTGCTGGTGCAAATACAACTATTAATGTTGCACCTGTTAGAACAACCGGCGCTCCGGTGTTATTTTATTATTGTATCAATCATAGCGGTATGGGTAATACTGCTCAAACTATTTCACCTACTTCAGAGACTACTGAATTTAATCCACAAATGGATGAAATTATTGAGGAAGCTTATGAAAGAACAGGAACTAGAGGAGCGAGAACAGGTTATCAATTAAGAAGTGCAAGACGTTCTTTAAATATTATGTTTCAAGAATGGGGTAACAGAGGAATTCATTTATGGAAAATAAAACTTGCTAAAGTTCCATTAGTTCAAGGTCAAGCGGAATACAATTTTGCAGCAGATACTCAAAACTTTCCAGGAGATATTAGTGATGTATTAGAAGCTTTCTATAGAAATAATTCTACACCAACAGCACCACAAGATATTGCACTTACTAAAATAGATAGATCAACTTATTCACAAACCCCTAATAAATTATCGCAAGGAACTCCTTCACAATATTATGTAGATAGAAAATTAAACCCAAGTATTTTTTTATATACTACACCAAGTGCAAGTGTATCAAGTACAAGCACACCAAGTAATTTTCAATTTTGTTTTTATTATTTATCTAAAATTCAAGATGTAGGAGCTTATAATAATACAGCAGATGTTGTTAACAGATTCTATCCTTGTATGATGTCAGGTCTTGCATATTATTTAAGTTTAAAAGTTTCTCCAGAAATGAGTCAAGAGTTAGAGAGAAGATATGAAAGTGAATTACTAAGAGCTTTAGATGCAGACAACCAAGGAACTTCTACATTTATTACACCACAAACATTTTATGGGAGCGGTGTATAATGGGTAGATATGCGTTAGGTAAAAGATCATTAGCAATTTCAGATAGATCTGGAATGGCTTTTCCATATACTGAAATGGTTAGAGAATGGAATGGTTCTTTAGTTCACGTTTCAGAATATGAAGCAAAACAACCACAACTTGAACCTAAACCAGCAGGGTCAGACCCACAAGCTTTATATAATCCAAGACCACAACCAGCATCAGCAACTAGTTTAATTTTATTAGATGACAATTCTTTTACAACTGTAATTTCTGGTGGAGTAACTTTTGTAAATATTTATTCAGAAAACCATCAAAGAAGTACAGGAGATGTTGTAAGATTTAGAGGAGCACCTGAAGTAATAACTCCAGGATCAGGTGGAGCAGATGCTACTAATTTACAATCGTTTGCAGACATTCCAACTTTTGATAATGTAAGTGATTTAGATAATGTAAATGGTTTTACAATAACAGTTGGACAAAAACAATCAGATGGTTCTGTAATCACAGCACCTAATTCTAATCCAACAGAAATTTTAACAACACCTGAAAACTATTTCTTTATTACTAGCACAAGTAATGCTACAACAGGAGGAATTGCAGGCGGTGGAGCAAACTGTTCTGCTGGTCCAGTAGTACTAGGAGTCGTAAACGGATAATGGCATATACTTTAGCAGAATTACAATCAGACATTAGAAGCTATACTGAAGTAGGAGATAATGTTTTAACAGACGCAATTTTATCTAGAATTATAGGAAATGCAGAAAACAGAATTACTAGAGCAATAGATACTGATCAAAATGTATTCTATGCAACATCTAGTTTAATTGTTGGAAATAGATATGTAACAATTCCAGCTGACCTAAGAGCAATTAGATATGTTCAATTAAAAGATTCAACTGGAAATCAATTTTACCTAGAACAAAAAGACACTAGTTATATTGCAGAATACTATTCTACTCCAGCAACTCAATCGGTAGATATTCCAATACATTATGCTAACTGGGATGAAGAGTATTGGGTAGTGGCCCCAACACCAGATAAAACCTATGAAATTACTCTTTGTTATGATAAAGAACCTACTAGTCTTTTAGTAGATACTGGAGGTACTTACCTATCCGATAAATACCAAGATTTACTTCTCTATGCTTGTCTAGTAAATGCATATGGGTACTTGAAAGGTCCTGCAGATATGTTACAATACTACACAGGACAATATAAAGAAGCTTTAGAATCGTATGCTATCGAGCAAATCGGTATCAGACGTAGAGACGAATATCAAGATGGTGAAGTTCGGGCTCAACTTAACGTAAAACCACCATCAAGTTAATAAGGAGATAAAAAAATATGGCTAACATAATACCGTTTTCATTTAGAGGTGCTCTCTTTTCAGCGCAACACGATTTTGCTACTGGAGGAAATACTTTTAATATATCTTTGTATACAACTAATCCATACACAACTGCAAGCACAGTATACTTAGCAGGAACAGGTAATGGTGAAGTAGATACAACAGGTGGTACTAACTATGTTGTTAAAACTTTAGCGAACCAAGCAGTTGCAAGTACAACAGCCGTCGCTTCAGTAGACTTTGACAATGTGACTTGGAGTTCTGCTACATTCACTGCATCTTTTGCAGCGATTTACAATAACTCAACAGTCGATGGTACACAAAACAGATTAGTAGTAGTTTTAGATTTTGGCGGAGCGAAGACAGCAACGAATGGTGATTTCACTATTGCGTTTCCTGATGCAGCTACACCGGCTAATGCTATTATTAGTATGAGTTAATAACAAAGGAAAAATAAATGGCTTTAGTTTTAAATGACAGAGTAAAAGAAACTAGTACAACACAAGGAACAGGTGATATTACACTTGCTGGTGCTGTAAATGGTTTTCAAACTTTTCAAGCAGGAGTTGGAAATAGTAATACAACTTACTATTCAATTTATGAACAAGGAACTAATAATTGGGAAGTTGGTCTTGGAACATTAAATGCTAGCAGTACTACATTAGCTAGAACACCTATCTCTAGTTCTAACTCTAATAATTTAGTTAATTTTAATGCTAGCGGCACAAGTTCATTAGATGTATTCTGTACATTACCTGCATCTAAAACCACAGATATGATTATGTCTGTAACAGGAGATACTTTATATGCTTCTTCTGCAAACACCCCTGCAAAATTAGCTTTAGGTACAGCAGGACAAATATTAACCGTCAATTCAGGAGCAACAGCTCCGGAATGGGCAGATCCAGCAGCAGCCGGAGCAACAGAAGGCTTTGCCGTTGCAATGGCAATCGCATTATAGTATAAGGAAATTATGGCACAAAACTTTAGAAATTATTTACCAGCATTAATCGGAGTAACTCCAGTAGATGTTTTAGGTGGAGCAGTTAACAGTTATGATTGTTTAATTAGTATTCGTTTAGCAAATGTTTTATCAACTAGTATCAATGTAGACGTATACATTAAAAGATCAGCAACAGATTATTATTTAATTAAAACAGCTCCTATTATACCAGGAAGTTCTTTAGAATTAATTGATGGCGGATCTAAAATTGTACTTGAATCGGGAGATCAACTGTATGTAGTTAGTGATACAGCTTCTTCTTTAAATTGTATTATTGGTGCCGTAGATTCAATTAGTTCATAGGAGGAACACAAGTGGCTTATTTAGGAAACAGACCATCAACAAATCTTTTAACAATGAACTCTCAACAGTTCAATGGTGATAATTCAACTACAAACTTTGTATTAAATCAAGTTGTTTCAAATACTGCAGAAGTAGAAGTTTTTGTTGGAAACGTTAGACAAGATCCGTTTTCAGCTTACTCAATATCAGGTGGTACAACTTTAGCTTTCACAGCGGCCCCTCCAACAGGAACAGCAAACATCTATGTAGTGTTCCAAGGAAAATCTATTGGTAATACCGAACCAGGAGCCAACAGCATTGAAGCTGGAATGATTAAATCAATCAACGGTGGTTATAAAAATTTAGCAACAATTTCAGAAGCAATTACAGTTCCTGCAACAGATAATATGATGATGTGTGGTCCAGTAAGTTTTACAAACACAGTCACAGTGAATGGAACATTAACGGTAGTATAATATGGCAACATTATTTGTAGATAAAATAGACCCACAATCAGGAACAAGTTTAGAGATAGGTAGTTCAGGAGATACTATTACTATTCCAAGTGGGGCAACGATTACAAACAATGGTACACAGACAGGTTTTGGTGGAGTTAATACTCCAGCTTTTGAAGCAACAATAACGACTGAACAAAATCCTAGTAGTGGTGTAGATACTAAAATAAATTTTGATAGTGAAATTTTTGATACTAATAATACTTATGATACATCTAACAAAAGATTTACACCAGGTGTAGCTGGTAAGTATTTTATTTATTGTAACGCTTGTTTTGGTTCAAATTCAAGTTCAACTTTTCAACAAGGTTATTTAAAAACTTATAAAAATGGTTCTCTTTTAAAAAAATCTCTTACAAATACTACTGCTAACTACACTAGATATCAAGCTATGACTGTAGGCAATATAATAGATTTAGATGAAAACGATTATGTTGAAATGTATGCAAACATTACATTACAAAGTGGAACTGTAGAAATTAGAACTACTGAAAGTTTTTTTGGAGCATACAAAATTATAGAATAATATTATGGGAACAATTAAAACAACAAATATAGAACCAATCGCTGACAACGGCACAGTAACCTTGGGTAGTTCTGGGGATACGTTTACTATACCTTCTGGTGTAACAATGGTTAATAATGGAACTCAAACAGGTTTTGGTGGAACTAACACTCCAGCTTTTGAAGCAATTTTAAGTTCTAGTGCAAGTATAAACCACAATACTCCAACTAAAGTTCAATGTAACACTGAAATTTTTGATACTGCTGGTGCTTATGACAATAGTACAAATTACAGGTTTACACCTCAAACTGCTGGTAAGTATCTAGTATATAGTAAAGTAAGAATAGATACTACTACTGCTAATTGTGAAATTGTTGTAAG